TCGACCGTCACGTTCACGCTCACCGGCGACCGGAACACGACGCCGACCATCACGTTCGCCTGATAACCGCATAAGGAGAGAACATGGCAACCGGCGCTCACATCGAGGCCAACCACCGCGACCGCGGAGAAATCGTGCTCGACCTCGAGCTCGAGGACTGGATTGCGTGGGAAGGCTGGGCAGGCCGCTCGTTCGCAACGTTCGCAGACGAGGACAACCCTCCCGGTGCCAAGGACGTCACGTACCTGTCCTACGAGGCCGCGAAGCGCACCGGCGTCCACGACGGAGACCTCAAGTCGTGGACCCGGTCGCTCGACGGCTTCCCGAAGTTCAGGTACGGGAACGCACCGCGCCCTACCCCGCCGGCAGCCTCGGACGACGCCGCATAGACGTCGCCGTGGCTACCGGCACCGCACCGAACGACTGGAACGACCTGGCAAATCTCCTCACCGCCGAGGAGGCACTCCAGGAGGCCCACAGGAGGCCCTGAGATGGCTGCTACAGGTGGCGCATACTTCTCAGGCTTTGCCGACCTTGGCAACGTCACGACACAGACAAGCCAGTACGGAGCGACCTCTCGCAGTAAGGTCGGCCGGGTCACAGTCCGCTTGGACGACGCAGAGGTCAAGACCATCCTGCGGCATTTCAGCAAGATGGGCAAGCAAGCGAACGATGACCTTAAAGACCTGAGCCGCAGCATCGCTCGCGAGCTCGTCACCGAGTTTCAGATGGCCGCCCGAGGCACGCGCTGGTATCCGGAGCAGGCCTCGTTTGTCGCTCAGACGGCACGAGTAGCTCGAGACCGTGTCCCGTCAGTCACCTTGGGTGGCGCTAAGCAGTACAGCACGTCCGATGGCCGACGAGTCTCGCCAGGATCGCTGCTCTTCTTGTCGGAGTTCGGCTCGTTTCCATCGCGACAGCGTCAACGCTTCCGCAACCGCAAGCAGCAAGCCGCGGGCGTGCGCGGTGGGCTTCAGGGACCCCCGCGGTCCGCTAAAGAAGGTAAAGGCAACCGCGGCTGGTGGCTCTTCCCACGACTCAAGAGACTGCAGCCCGACATCCTTCGTGCTTGGCTTGAAGGTGCACAAGAGGTCGCCGACACTTGGGGGAAGCCGTAATGGCCGCATCACAGACCATTCGCACCCTCAAACTCAGCCTGCTTGCCGACGTGTCCGAGTTCGGCAAGGGCATGGGCAAGGCCCAGTCGGACTTTCAGAAGTTCTCCAAGGGCGTCGAGCAAGCCTCAAAGGTCGCGCTCGGAGTCATCGGCGCCATCGGCGGCATCGCCGCGTCCGCGATCAACGCAGCTTCCGACCTCGAGGAGACCGGGTCTGCCATCGAGCAGGTGTTCGGACCCCGTGCAGCACGGCAGCTCGACACGTTCGCCCGCGACGCCGCGCAGGCCCTCGGCCAGTCCCGACAGCAGGCCCTCAGCGCCGCACAGACGTTCGGCATCTTCGGCACCTCCGCAGGCCTCGCCGACGACGACCTTGTCGACTTCACGACCAGCCTAGTTACGCTCGCCGGCGACCTCGCATCGTTTAACAACACCACGGTCGATACTGCCATCAACGCTCTCGGCGCCGCCCTTCGTGGCGAGTCCGAGCCCATCCGGCAGTACGGGGTGCTGCTCGATGCTGCCACGCTCAAGAACCGTGCGCTTGCCGAAGGCATCATCGAGACCACCGAGGAGGCGCTGACACCGCAGCAGCGCACCCTCGCCGCTTACGCAGAGATCCTGGCGCAGACCAGCCTGCAGCAGGGCGACTTCGCCCGCACCTCCGACGGCCTCGCCAACTCCCAGCGCGTACTCCAGGCCGACCTCGAGAACTTCCGTGCCGAGCTCGGCGAGCAGCTCCTTCCCGTCGTGCAGGAACTCTTGCCGCTCATCCGCGGCTGGGTGGACGAGATCACGGGTGTCGACCCTGCCCGACTTATTGCTATCGGCGAAGCCGTCGGCAAGATCGCCGTGGCCATCGTCGGCCTCAACGCGTCACTCAAGGCCTTCGCAGCAGTTCAGGGCGCATGGCGCGCCGTCAGCGGCGTCGCAGCAGGCGTCGCCGCCGGCTCGCTAGGCGCATCGGCAGCCGCAGCCGGTGGCGTCGTGGTGGGTGGCGCACTCGGCGCTCAGGCGCTGTCCGAGTCGCTCACACCTGAGCAGGCGGGACGGGTCGGAGGCATCCTGTCCGGTGGACGAGTCACCTCTACGCAGTCGATACCGCTCGGCGGCCGTGGGACCGGTGGCACCAGCAGACTTTCAGGCGGCCAGATCGTCGTAAACGGCATCGTCGGCTCGCCATACCAGGTGTTCCGTGAACTCGAGCGGCTCGACGCACAGGGCCGCAGGGCCGGCATCGGCTCAGCGAGCACCCAGTAATGGGCTGGCCCCGCACCGTTACCGTCACCATCGACGGCGTCGACCACACCGCCGAAGCCATCGACTCGGTGTTCATCCAACGTGGCCGCCGCTCCTACTGGGAAGGCCTACAGGCCGGCTCGGCCCGCATCGTCCTCATCGACCCGTCGACCAGGCCGGCCATCGGCGACACCGCCACCGTCGACGTCGCCCTCGACGCAGGAGGCACTGCACGGCTGTTCGCCGGCAAGGTCCAGGCGATCGCGGCGCAGCTCGACCCGAACATCGGCACCGTCCTGTCCATCGACTGCTTCGGCCCGCTCGCGAAGGCCGGCCGGCGCGACCAGGACGACACGCTGGCCGTCCAGCTCGACGGCGCACGCATCGAGACCCTCCTCGAGTCCGCGCTGGCCGAGCAGTGGGCCGAACAGCCCCTCACGCAGACCTGGGCCGCAGTGCCGTCCGCGCTCACCTGGGACGACTACGGCATCGACCCCAGTATCATCGACGCCGGCCTGTACGACATCGCCGCCCTCACCCAGGTCCCCACCCCGACCCTGTCGGCGCTGGCGAACACGATGTTCTCGGCCGGCGGCGTGATCTACGAGACCGGCGACGGACGGGTCGGCTACGCAGACTCAACCCGACGGCAGGGCTCCAGCCTAGGAACGCCGGTGACTATCCCTGCGGACCGCATCGCCTCACAGTCCGGCGTGACCACCGAACGGTTCGACGACATCGTCAACCAGGTCAACCTGACCTACTCAGGCGGCTCCGTGACCTACAACGCCGTCGACTCGGTCGCCGAGTACGGGTACGTCACCCGCGATTACGCCACGTCCCTGAACGACGCAGGCGACGCTGCCGACCTCGCCGAACGGCTCGCGCAGCTGCAAGCCTTTCCAGCAGCGCAGCTCGAGGGGCCGCTGCTCGTCCGGCTAAACAACGTCACCGACAGCCTGTCCGACGACCTGCTGCAACTTGAGGTCAACGACTACCTAGCCGTGACCAGCATCCCGACGTCGCTGTACTTAGCAGGCACGTTCTACGGCTTCGTTGAAGGCGTGAACTACGAGTTGACCCACTTCGCCGCCAACGTCGAGTTGTACGCGTCGGATGCGCGCTACTCGATCTATCAGACCCGCTGGGTTGACGTGCCCGCCACCCTGACCTGGGCCAGTGTGGACGCTACGCTCACCTGGCAGGACGCTTAGGAGACCCCGATGCCCGACACCGGCGCACCCTGGAACATCCCGTACGTCGCGGGCACCGACCTGGTGTCCGACTGGCCTACCGACTCGCAGACTCTTGCCGAAGCGATCGCAGACGGCTTGGATGTTGCTGGGCTGGGCATCGGCTCGAACATTGTCCAAGCCGTCAAGACGGACACTTTCACCACAACGTCCGCGACGTTCGTCGACATCACCGGGCTTTCAGCGACGATTACTCCATCTGCCACATCTTCCAAGGTGCTCATCATCGCAGGCATCGCAACGTCTATTACGGCTGGGTCACCAGGATTTCTCAGACTCACAGGCGGCAACTCATCGGCATTCGTCGGTGATACGGCTGGGTCTCGGACCCTTTGTATCCAAGCCGTCTATGACACCGACGATAACGGTTTTGCGCTTGAGGGATTTCCCCTGATCTATCTGGACTCGCCGGCGACTACAAGCGCCACAACGTACAAAGTCCAAGGCGCAGTGACTGGAAGCCGCACGCTTGGCATCAACCATCGTCCCGCTGCAGACGCCGATGCGAGCACGACTCCCCGAGGCGCATCGTCTCTAATCGTTGTGGAGGTGGCCGGATGACCGATTATCCAGCAGTGCTTGCCGCCATTCGACCAGGAGCAGCCTGGACGCTCGATGGTGACGACTACGCCGGTCTCACATGGCTTGACGAGTCACCAAAG